AACTCACTTCCAATAGCTTCACCCTCATCTATTCCTTCGGGTAATGTATAATCACCTTTGTTTTCTGGGCGATTCTCATATTTAGTTCTGTTAAATTCTTCTTCTATTTCTTTACGAATAGTTTCATCTTTATTCCCTAGCTTAGACTCTAGTTCTTTATAAGCTTTAGCTAAATCTTCACCTGTTTTATATTTTTCTGGCAACCATTCTGGTCTATCAGTAGTTTCTACTACTTCTGTTTGCTCTGTTGTGTCTTCAACTTCTTCAGTTGATGTATCTAATAATGTTTCATTCATGATTTTTTCCTATGTGCATGTTGTACGCGCCTTTCAAGAAGACCAACTATATACCTCTGACCTTCCAAATGACGCAATTCCTCTGTTGTTACATTTGGGCCATTTACCATCTCTATTGTTATAGAGCGCAAATACTTTAAGACTTCCTTGCCAGTGGGAGATTCTAGCAAGGAAGCTATATTTTTACTTATCTGTGTATCTTTAATGGTATCTCTTTGAAAACCATCAACTCCAATATTAATTTTATTGGGCAAGCATTTGCTCCTGCTCTTCTGGCTGACCTTGAGGCTGCCCTTGAGGCTGCCCTTGCATCTGCTGCATCTGAGCCATCTGAGCCGCAGCTTCTGCAATTTGTTTACGCTGGTCTTCGTCCCTAATTAATTTATCGGGAACTCCAAATTTCTTAGCTAAATGTACTGCTGTCTCTTCGCTATCAATTAAAACATTTAACATTTCTGGGCCAAAGATTCCACCAACCAACTCTAAGAACCTAGATACAGAACTAATATCTTGGTTTGCTTGAGCTTGTGCTAGTGGAGATACAGATTTTACCTTAACTTCTCTACCATTTACTACAGGAATTTCTATTCTACCCTGTTTTTTAAGGATATATATTAGCCTTTGTAGCACAGGTTGTACTAATTCTGCCTGCAATCTACCAAATGCAGACCCCATTCTACGTGATAAGTCAGCCATTCTCTCTGCAACTTCGGTTGCTGAAGCTGGTGTTCTGTCAGGATTGCCTAACATGTCGTTGTATAATGCACGTTTAATATTTAAACGCATGTCACTAAGAACAAGTTGAGCAACATCAAAGTTACCAGCGGCTTGTATAGGTTGTAATCCAGCAGACCCTATACCTTTTGGTATGATAGAGCCTGGAACTAGCTGGATAGTATCTACGTTAACTACACCATCATCTTCCATCTGATAAATACCAGAGATAGACATTTGTGCGTTCTCTAAGATAAGTTCGATAGTAAGGTTAGTAGTCTTAATTGCACTAAGAGCGTTCATTAGTGGGCCACGACCGTATACTTCTCCTGCACATTTGCTCCATCTAAAGCAAATAAAAGGATTAGACCCTACACCTGACATCTTATTATAGTAAACTACAGACTTTGTAGTCATACATATAGCATAATGTAGGTAAGCTTCTTCGTTTTTAGTAGTGTAATCCCTGCAAACTAACTCTAATAATGTAGTAGTCTGGTCTCCAGAGTTAGCAATCATGTTAGTAATCTTAGCTGGCATAGGGGAATTAGGGTATAACAGAGGTATCTGGTCGAACCTAATCTTCTTTCTCTCTCTAAATACATGGTCAATCTTATCATCTGGGCCAGTATCAAGAACAACCTGTGGTAAAGGAACGGCAGAAAAAACTACTGGGTTTAAAGAATCACCCTCCTCAACAACAAGTACGCCAGTGCCTACCGCTAAATCCATAAAGGATTCGTGTACTTCCTGTGAGAAATTAGAGTTCTGTATTATTTCAAATACATACTCTGTTACTTCGTCAAGGTCGTTATTGATTGCGTCACGCTCTCCTTTAGGTATTTCAGAACCAGCAATAAGGTCAGCCCACCTAGCAAAATTGGGAACAATACCAGACTGCAAACGAGAAGCGAACTCTTGTACACCCACCACAGCAGTCTCGTCGAATATCTTATCATCTCTTCTTTGACCAGCAGTTTCACTATAAAAAGACTCTCTCATAGGTAGAGCGTATTCATAACATTCTTCAAACAGAGGCACAAAGTTCTCTCTTAGAGATTTAGCCTTGGTGTATCTATCCATATATTTTTTAGCAAGTGGGTCATCGCCATAATTGCTTGCACTTTCCATTAGCCGAACCTTTGACCAAGATTAGAAGGAGAACCTGAGGATGAATTTAACATTGAGTAACGCTTTCTAGCACCACCAGAGCCTTTTCTTCTAAGTTTTTTAGCTGCTATATCTGTAATAGCTAAGTCTTTGTCTTCTTGCTTTTGCTCAGATATATCCAACTGCACTTCTCTTGCTGCCTCATCAGCATCAGCTTGCTGTTGCCTTGTTAGCTCTGCAACATTTGGGTCTACTTTTGGTTTTGGTAAGCACATAGTATTCTCCTTTAAGGTTTGTTACTTATTCTGTAAGCACAGAATAAAAAATTTTGCAACTCACAATTACATTCTAGCCCATAATCCTTGTCGTCTTCGTGGCTTATTAGTACGTGCGAACACATCAAAGTTGCGTTGAACTACTGTAGCTTGTGCTGGTTTCTGGTTAGTCATAAGGCTTCTACCTTCTCCAGCCCCTAATAGTAGGTATTGTAATGCATCATGTATGTGGGAATACATATTCTTATCTGGTTTATCTGCGTATCTTTCTCCAGATACTTCCATTCTGCGGTAGGAATACCCACCTTCGAATCCTTTTATAAGCGTTGAGCATCTTCTGTCTAGAAGAAACGCTGGCTTTCCTTCGGACATTTTGTTTAATTGCGATGAGACAGCCTCCAATCTTAGGTCAACAGAGTTACTTGGTGCAGGAACTGCTCTTAATCCAGCTCCTCTAAGTATGTGGAATGGTGTAGATTCGTCAGTCTGCGCTCTGAAATCTCCAGCAGGGTCACCGAAAATAAGAACATCAGGACAGTCAGGAAAGCGTGTAGCTAGTTCTTCCCTTAGTACTTCCGCAAACCTAACGATACCCATGTCTATAGCTACAATCTCAGACTGTATAAGCCATCTGCCGCGCACCTTCTGTCCCAATACTGCGGCTGGAGTAAGCCCAAAGTCTATTCCGACATAAAGGGGCAATGAAGCAGCAACTGGGATTTCTTCTTTAGCAACGTGTGTGTCAGTAACAAACATAGCGTATACAGGCTTTCCGTCTTGGATTGTCCCTAGTCTATTCATAACATAGACATCAATCCAGCTTTTTGTTTTACCCTGCACTAGATTAGGATAATAACTCTTTAACATATTCTTTACATTCTCAGCTACCTTGTTAGGTGCATAGTCTTCTATCTCTCCGTCCTCATCCTTAATCTCAACCATCCCAGAGGGCTGGGTATAGAATCTCCAGTTAGTAGGTTTAACTAACATCTTAGCCTGTTCTCTAGGTATATGGTCAGGAACAGGAACTTCCCCAGACATAATAGGCCACCAATGGTCTTCCTCTGGTGCGTTAGTATCTGCAATAACACCAGTCCAAGTAGGTCCACCTTCGCGCATAGAAGGATAACGACCCACTCTCATAGTACATGCATCAATAATACTCTTGCCTAACTCTCTAGCTTCGTTAATCCAGATGCCAGTAACCTCTAAGGACAGCAGTTTCTTAACATCCTCAGGCCTATCAAGGGCTAAAAAAATTACCTCAAGGTCTATATCACCCTTCTTTATGCGATGAGTATAAGGAACAGACCAATTAAACTTACCCCATTCATTCTCTGGAAACCAATCTAACCAAGTCTTAATTGTAGTAGTTCGAAGCTGGGGATTGGTATTCCGTATGATAGCCCACCGACTCTTACGTATTCCATCAGCAGACTTAGCCTGACCTAACGCCCTGCGAAACACCTCAATGCAACACGCAACAGACTTACCACTACCAACAGGACCACGAATACCACGAAAGAAAGTATCGTCCTTCATAAACTCCTTTAATACTTCTCCATCAGGCTTGTATTTAAAGTCAATCATCTATCAGCAATACCACTATCAATACCAACCCTTAACAGTCTAGCAACAGTAGAAGGAGCTAATGAATCAATAAGCTTGTCAGCCTCATAGTCAGTAACAAACTCCTTAGGGTAATGCTTGAAGTTTACGTTCTTTATTATCTTCCTTAACACATCTAACTCCGAACCCTTAATCGTACTGATAAAACTCATAACGTACCTTTCTCAAGAAAAATGCTAGTGTTAGACCTATTGCAACACAGTAACAACCTTTTTGGACCCCACCCCCCTCTTACGACAGGTCTATTGACACACGAATGTCGCCAGCTACCTGCACTTGACTCCTATCTATTGGCTTGAACCCAGCTCTGTCTAGCAAATCCTTGCTTGCTTCCAGCTGAACATACTCACTCTTCGCACC